TGAGGCGCTGACTCGATTGGAATTCTGATTGTACCATCCGTGTAATCGTCTCGTCTTCTTCTTCCAAGTTGCATCGCTGCAAACTTTTGTAGTTCAGTTTTATACTTCTGTTCGTATAATGTCAACATATCAGTTGGACCTTTTAAAAATGAGTAAGCTTCACATAGACAAGCATAAAGGAGTCCTTGTGGAAAGTAATTACTAACATATGTTCCACCAGTATTTGTTTCTAAACCTGTTGGCATAGCATTATAATGAATAATATATTGATAATTAGCGTCTGGTGTAGGAGCCACATATATAGCACCTGATGTAGCAGAACTAGTTCCTGTTGTTGCACCACCAAACATAGAATAGTATTTAGGAAGTCCTGTCGTATCTTGTCCTGTTTGACCTCCTGAATTACCTGTTAATTCTCCAACATATTCTTGTATAAAAGTTTGATCACGTCTTTCTAAATAGACACCTTGACCTGTAGTAGCTGTTGTAGAATTATATACTTGAATACCTCTTACAAATAATAAACCCGTAGGCATTGTAATTGTATTAAAATCTGTAGCAAACTGTCCTTGATCTTGAAATCTATCAGAATCCATTGGACAATCTAAATTAATTCTATGTTCAGCATTACGAATAAATCCATTTATAATAGCAGCAGTAAATACGTTAGAGTCTACTTCTGTATAATTTCTAATATCTGTTGTTAAATCTGAATAACTATATGCCATAATTAACCTCTATCATTTACGG